AGATTCCTTTACAACTAGAATAGATAGGATCCCAGCGGACGTTTATCTAATCGATGCATCAGGATCTATGTGGTCAGGATGGAGACGCTGGACAAGTTTAACAAATGCATCGTTTAAGCCAGGAAGTAGAATTTATGTTTCTATGATGCGAGGCTGCCACAACGGAATGTCTTTGGATTCTGTCAACGCTCAAGGCGGCACTGAAATTTGGTACTCTTATTATTGGGTTTTAAATCAAATGAGAGAAAACCAAACGTTATTAATTATATCCGACTTTGATGCCAATGTTGCCCTTACTAGAAGGGAATCAGATATAATATCTGCACTTGTAAGAAGGAAGAATATAACTGTAATAACGCTGCGGCCTTAAACTACTCCTGTTCACCATAAACTTCAGCTGCATCAGCAGTTCTATTATCAAACTTCATAATAACTTCTTCCTCCATAATTTCTAAAACATTATTTCGAAATTTCTCGTCTGCGAGTCGTTCGACCCATTTGCTGGCTTGGAACTTTGTTCCAATCGTGTTATTATCCTTGTCAAGAAGTTCATACCAAGCGCCCGATCTCTTAAGACGCGGCGAGCCTCCGATAGCATCAAACCAACTTTCTTCATCTTGTACACCAATTTCTTCTCCCCATAAAATTCTAAAATTACACAGCCTGCCTTGTGTTCCAAAGCGAGACTTTTCAAGCTTAACTTTTACCTCAGAACCAATTCTAAAGCCCTTATCGTCAAGAACATAACTAGCCTTCGCCTTTCTACCCGTTAGCCAGATTCGAAGCGAATAAGCATAAATCATAGCCTTGCCTCCAGGCGTCATATACGGCGTTGTAAGCGCTTCGGACGGAGAACGCGTAATGTTAGTCTTAAGCTGGTTAAGGACAAGGAACGTACACTGAGCGTTCGCTATGGGCACTGTAAGCTTAGCCATGCCCTTTGCTAAGATTCGCGCCTTCACTGCCATTGAAGAAAGTGGATTAAAATCACCTTCGACATCAGATACCGATGGAGTTAGTGCCAATGAATCCCAAATAAATAACATTCGATTATCGTTTGAGCCAAGCAATTCTTCGATAGTTTCTAAAACAAACTCAACAGATGTTGCCTGTACATATAAAAGACTGTTTAGATCACAACCAGCCCTTTGTAAGAAGGCGGGGTCAATCGCAGATTCGGAATCAAAGTAAATAACATCAATTCCCATCTTTTGAGCATTTGCCGCAACTTGTGCAGCCATATAACTTTTGCCAGTTGCTTCCAAGCCGGCAATCTCAACAACCTTACCTACCGGTACTCCAGCTAACCGACCCCTACATATAATAGAGTCAAGCCATCGTGAGCCAGTTGGAATCCAGTCACGCACTTCTGTTGGGTTGTCTTCTCTTAGATCATGAGCAACATTAAGACCTGCCCTTTTATTGATCAAATCACGCATTTCTGTAATAGACAGTTTACCTGCCGTATTCTTAATCTTTCTCGCCATTCTTTACTCCTAAAATAAAATGTGAGGCACCTGTTCCCCGTGCCTCCCTGCGGGGATAAACAAAACACACCATAGTTGTTGTTTATCAGCCCTATTCTACTTGGCTCCCATTAATTCCTCAAACGCTTGCTCTACGTTGGAAGCGGAGTCTGTCTGGGTGTACTTGACGGTTTCTGAAGAGCTATCTTCTGCGTCAGTATCGTCGCCATTCAAATAGGACTCAAGAATGGTTTCGACTTGTGCTGATGTTTGTCGGTCAAACAAACCATCAAAGCTTGGAATATTTTCCAATAGCTCTGCACACTTGTCTGGCCCCCCTACTGCATCATCACACAGCGGAGAAGTACGCCTCCGGGGGTGGATCTTGGTTTGCGGGAAAGAAGCACCTGCGGGCTTACCATAAATGATATTAAGGTCTGTTCCCTCATCAGTATCGGTAATGTCACCGTAATCAGGATTTAGAACAAGATTTAGAAGGCTCTCATAGGCCATCTTGCCGTATCCCCAAATACGCACACCGGACTCTTCTTCGCCACGGACGAGCACGGGGCTGAAAAAGCGCTGACGAGCAAACAAGCTCTTTGCCTGCTTAATGCTGTCTGGGGTTCCTTCTCGATAGAGACTACTAGCGAAATCGCAAATAGAGCAGCTATCTCCAAAGTTCTTCTTGGGACACAGCACTGACTTGCGCTGTCCTTGCACCTCTAGATAGTGAAAGTGAAAATCCTTGAAAGGATCTCCATCTGCGGTGGGAACAATACGAAGTGTCTGTTCGCCATCCTTGGGGCGCCAAAAGTTAGACTTCTTATCACCCCCTCGGTTTTGTAATGTATCGAGCTTAGCTCGCATCTTTTTTAGGTCAATTGCCATTTTTTTCTCCTTATAGCTTATTGGCTTATAGTCAAGACGACAAATGTCTCGTCTTGCTAGTCTTTATTAATATATCGTATAATTGTGTTTGTGTCAAGTGTTTTTTTAATTTAATTTTTTAGTGGTTCTGGTTGCTGAAATAGGAAGCTATCGCCTACGCATACACATGCACCATTGTCGGATATGCGATCAAATTCGCCCTGCATAACCCAACAGCCAGTTTCACACTGCCCTATTCTGCGACCCTGCTCAAAAGCATGCATGTGGTAATAATATAGACCGCACACCATGCCAGATAGACCAACAGCCAAAGCCAATAGCCTCCATTTGTCGCTTACAAAATCTTTCACACCATAGGCAATTTTTTTAAGTCCACCCCACACAACTACAGGAGTGGCGATAAGTACACCTAAAACAGCTGCAGCTGCTCCGGTGATACCACTCCATAGCGCGCTAATATATGTCATCAATTTCTGTCTCATCAATATCTCCTCTTGTTGTAGACCAATTAAAAACTCTAAATTCTGATTGGTCTGTGTCCCAGACAAGCTCCAAGCCTTCTTTAAGATTACGCTTTGTGCCAGTATTCTTAACCTTGCTTGTGATGAACTTTTCTGGTAAGTCCTCAAGGCGAACAAATTTCATCGTTCTTTCTTCGCCATTCTTCTTTATAAATGTTCCAATGTATGCTTTCATAATGTCTCCTGTTGCTCATATGTTGAATCGTCTAATTGTACATAAGATGTGTTTGCAACTAAGTATCCGAAATTATCCTCATACTTAGTTGAGTGAATGCTATAATTCACTGCTAATTTTTCTTTATTTACCTTTTCTTTTGCTTGAGAGGTGATTTTTTTAAACAAAGAGCCGTCATTTTCCAGCGTCTCTTCGTTTAAAGCATAAATATAATATTTCTCTTTAATTAGTTTAAGAGGGAAAAATAATCGATCTTCTTGTTTCTCAACATCGCACATTCCAAAGGTACTAATATTTGAATAATCGTCGCGTGTTGTTTTTTGTTCATGTACAGCAGAACTATGATTGTACACGTTGATCATATGCATCGTGTGAACGATTAATTCATTTATTCTGTCATAATAGTGAACGATTGGTATGTCTCCTATTATATCACCAACTATAGTATTGTTCACAAGATAAATTTTATCGAACACGGCAGAGCGAGTGTATTCTTGAAAAACACCAAAGGCCATTCTTTCAAGCATCTGAGCGTTTCCGCTCAAAATACTAGTATCTGGTTGGATATATAATATAGTGATTTTGCAATCTTGTAAGGCATGTAAAATTTTAAGAGAGCAGGCCGAAATGTTTCCTGAACCAGCCACCACAAACAATACATCTCCGTTAACATTTTTAAAAAATGATTTCATTGATGGACATTTTGCCTCGTAATCTTCTGGCGTTTTTTGCGCTGGCATCTGATATATTCCATTCTTCTTATATCCGCTTAAGCCCGCATCAATCTTATATACGTTGTATTGTGGGTATTTAGCAAATTTATCTGCAATAGCACAACCGGCTTTGCCCAAACCTATAACATTCATATGTTTAGTTTCCTCATGTCTCCAAAATCCTTGCCGGCGCTTACATTAACTTTAAATTTGCCTAATTCGGTGTCTGCAAAGATATTAATTAGTTCTGCGATAAGTTTTCGCTCGGAGTCTGGTACATCAAGGATGATGGAATCGTGTAGGGTGAATGCAACTCTTGTTCTATTATTAACGAGTCGATCGTGGAGCTTGATGAGTTGCCTGTTGACATTATCCACACAACTACTTTGAATAATATAAGAGAGAGCATGATGATTGTCACTAGGAATGGTCCGTCCGAATCGTGTTGTGACATGTGAGCCGGTCCAATACTTGCTAATAATTCCCTCTCTTTGGTACGTTTGTCTAAGTATTTCTTTAGCATCTGTAGTAGATAGACGCTTACTTTCTTTTTCGGATCCATAAAGCCAAGCAAAAATTCTTGTCTTGGCTTCGTCTCTTGTAATATTTTCTTTAAACACGTTCTTAATATTCCACTTATGAATATCTTCTTGTGGCTGCTTTTGTCCTGATAGGGCTAACATAGTTCTTAGTTCTGCAGCATTGAAGTCCAATTCCACGAACCAATCATTTGTTGGTTTTAACACACCTCGATGCTGCTTGTCAAGAGTTAATATTGGAAATGTTCCTTTTCTGGTGGTGAGTCGGCCGGTCTTTGTACCAAAAATATTATAATCAATATACGGCTGGAAGTATGACATTTTTTTCATAAACTGTCTTGTCTTAAATCTGTGGGCTCCTGAGATCAAAGCTTTGCGATCCAAGTTTAATTTTTGTGTCTTTATTTCTTCGATAGCTTTTGTTAAATTTAATAAAAAATCATAATTTTCGGGCTTCTGGTAATTGTTTAGAATGTGTTTCGTTATTTTATTTTTAACATCGCAATACTCAAGCAAAAATCGTTCCGGTACCAAGTCAAAAAAACAATTTTCGTTCAAATCGATTTTAGCTGTTTTTAGCGATCTGAGAAACGCTTTCAATTTATTCGATGTATATTCTAGTTCTGTCTCGTAGTGCTCTGGGCATGCCTGTTGCAACGAAAGTCCACAATATAAATTCGCATACTCAATATCCTTTTCTTTTAAAAATTGAGAATATTCCCATGTTGATGACAAATTATCTGGGATTGTTTCAAATAGTAGGCGACCTTCGTTATAAACTCCGACACATGAGCCTTTATTATCCAATGCTTGAAATAGCACTAATACCCCCCGCCGCCGCCACCGCCGCCGGCGCTTCCACCAGAACCACCGCCAGAGCCACCGCCAGAGGAGGCGCCGCCAGT